ATTTCTGGTAATAAACCAGAATACAAGTTTTAATTAAAAAGAAAATTTGTATAGTCTTAGAGGGGTTTTTTTCTTTCTTAGTTCCCTTCGTTAGTTTTCCCCTCTAGGACATAAAAAAAATATGACAATCAAAATTGCAGATTTAGATAAAGATATTAAAGCAAAGATAATAGCTGATCGTGAAAAAGATTATGGTGATTATCAACATAATTTTATTATGTTAGCTGAAATGTTTACATTAGTATTAGCAGATAATTTAAAAAAAAGAATTAAACCACATCAAGTAGGTCATATTATGATGGCATTAAAATTGTATAGATCAACAAGGGGATATAAAGCTGATAACTATCATGATATGAGTATATACAATAATATGGCATTTGAATTACACAAAAAAGAGGTTGCTAAAAAGGATAAATCATGACAAAATATATAAGAATCAAAAACGGAGAGTGTAGTTTTGAAATTACCGAAGAGTTTGATTCAGCAGAAAAGGCTGCAAATCCTTCCAATGATGGGAGTAATGCAGAAGTAAAAATTGAGAATATTAAACTTGATTTTACAACAGTAAAAAAGGAGCATGATGGAAGACATCAAAGTGCGTCTACAGAAGCTAAAGGACCTTCAAGAGAAGAAACACAAGAAGTATCTGGAAGCAAAGTACAAAGCAAATAAGTATCAAAAAGATTCTTATGAATTGTTTTGGAAAATAGAAAAGACGCAAGAAGAATTAATGACAGCTGAATAGTTATTAATTTTATTATTAAAAAAAAACAAGAGGAACATGGGGGGATTCTATGACTAAAAATACAAGGTTCAATGAAATTAAACTTGCAATGAAAGCTGGTCATTACGCAAATCTAAATAAAAGAGAAGAGAAAATATATAAGAACGCATTTGTCAATGGTTATAAGTTAGCCAAAAAACATTTAAAACAAAATGAATATGACCTTGTTAAGATTGTAGGGTATTCTTTTTCATCACCACAAAGAGCAACCATAGATAATATTATTGATTACATCTGAAAAATATAAAATGAATCTAACAAATATTGGTAGGTACTTTAAACAGGACCACACAACAGTATTACATTCAATAAAAATGAAAGCTAATAAGAAAAGATATTGGTCAGAGGAACAAACTATATGGCAAGAGTTTCAAGAACTAAAAGAAGTATTGTAGGAATTAATTGGAATCTAAGATACAGATTAAAGATAGAAGAGCAAGAGCATACTATAGATGACTTGAGACTTTATATTAGACAGTTAGAAAGAAAGAATAAAAAATTAACTCTTAAAACCACTTAGCATAGACTTGTAAGACTTAGCACTTACAGTAGATTTAGCTTTACTGTTTGAAGTACCGGCTTTTTTTTTCTTATTCATGTTATAGTACAAACCCTTCTTGGCTTTTGATCCATCTTTTTTAGTATGATAACCCGGCATAATTATTCCTTTTCGTAAGTGGCATCTTCTGCCATTAATTGTTTTTCTTTAATATACTTATCAAAACAACTACCATCTTTTCCGTCATGACAAAAGTGTTTTTTTGCAGCAGTTACTATCCAACCCCCAGCATCACTTAGCATTTCTTTTTTACATACATTACACCATCCAGCTGCCATTACTGATTTAGTTTTATTCCAAGTTTTGTTTACCACTTTTTGCAGCTCCAATACCCAGCAGTTAATACACTCTTCTTGGTATCACATTTATGTCTAGCTCTAAATGATTTTCTATTTTTGGGATTGTTTTTTTTAATGGTCATATTGGCATCACCATATCTAATAAGTTTTATTGTATCACCAGACTTAGCAAGTACAGAAAACTTTTTTGTTTTAGTTCTGTCATTCTTAGGTTTATTATAACCAGAAAATGTTTCACCTCTATATTCTATACTCATTTTTTATTTCTTTTTTTATTTAAAAGTTTTACTCTTGAGTGCCAACACCATGTAGTTGTCTTTATAGCATAAGTCTCAACAAATGAAATAGCACTATCAAGTTTGCCAAACATAGTATAAAAAAATCTATCAATCATCTTTGTGCCAATCGGTCCATATGTGAATATATCCTTCCAAAGACTTTGTCCAGAGACATAAGTTCTTGTTGCATCATAGCTACAATTGTTTGAAGTTCTATTAAAGTTATTAATACCCAAGTGCTAAGTCCCATAAGTATTGTACCTAACAATGCAATTAAAGCTGTGTTAGTTTTTCTATTCATAAAGGTGCTACCAATATTGTTAGTATAATAAACCCAATAATTAAAGCTCCTGTAAAATAATAGTTCATACTAAAACTCTCCATATTAATTACTTCTTTGCATAAGCATTGATTTAAAATCTAATTCTAACTGTCTTATTTTTTCAGACATTAATTTTATTTTTTCTTGTATAATATCGTTGTTTCCTTTTTCTCTTTCAACTCTCATTAATAAATTGTTTTGATTATTAGTTAATTGAGAAATATAATCTATTTGATTTTTTAAATCTTTCTCATTAATTATTGTGATTGCAGCTTGGTTTTTATTAATAGTCTCTGTAAGACTTACAATATACTTAACGCCTGTGAAAGTTCCAACCACAAGAGAAGCAACTACAGGTATCATTACTATGTTTTTTTTTAATAAATCTGCTATGTTCATTCACACATTCCTCCAATAAACTGTCTGCCATCTTTAAGTAACCATTTATTGGTTTCATTATTATAAGTAGCAATATTTTCTCTTACATCATCTATCAACTGAAAACAATTACTTATTTGATTTGGTTGATCTATATATACGAGATCTAGTTTAGTGGAGATTGTGAATTGTGATTGTGAACTAAGTAAAATGAGGATTAAAATCCTCATTAACGACCTTGACCTTTATATTTATTTTGTTTTTTTTGTATTTTTTCTGATTTGTTTTGAGATTTTTTATGTACACCTGGTCTTTTTTTAGGTTGATCTCTTTTTACATAGTGTGTAAAATTCTGCTTTGCCATTACTTTTTCTTTTTATATTTAGGTTTTGGTTTAGGTTTCTTCTTACCTGTTTGTTGAGATAATAAACTTACCTTCTTACTATACTGTTGTACAAAATTTTTGCTTATCATTTTTTATTTGTTTTAATTATATCTGTTGCTTTTATTCCATAAATTGCAGCTACTACTGATACCCAAAGTCCAGTTATCCACCAAGGCATACTGTCTAATTTATCAAAATATAAATCTAGTTTAGCTTCCATCTTTTCATCTTCTGCAAATACAGAATATGCTAGAAGAAACAGAGGGGAACTTAAAGTTAATAAAACAAATTCGTCTTTCCAATCTCCTTTTTGATTTTCAAATACCTTACCTTTGTATTCAATCTCACCTTTTCGCATCTTCTCTGATTGAAGAAGTCTTGCTTCAGACATATTTGTCTTAAATTTTTGTTTGTCTGAGTACAGCTTTGCACCTGTCTTTAGACCCATACTTATTAAATTAAACCACATTATTCTTTTACCTCACCATTTTTCCATTTCATCTCTGGTAATCCATTATCAAATTTTTTACCATCATAAGTCAATACTTGTTTTCTATTATTACCTTTTTCATTATAACTTATATGTACCCAACCACTAGCAGGATCTTCAGGATTGTAAAATTCTAATATAAGTTGGTCAAAATCTACATTGTTTTGTAGCCAATAAGCTACTTTAATATTAGGTACACCAGCAATTTCAAAGTCTACTGCTTGACCTTTTGCGTGTTGGCTCGTCTTTTTTGAACCTATTGCTTCACATAATTCTTCTGAACGATAGCCAGATGTAATAGTTATAGGCTTTTCAAACTTAGCTCTAACTGGTTCAAGTATCTCATAGCAAACATTCTCTAGGTTTTTTATATCTCCTGCTCCTGCATCATTCTTGATACCTTTACGAGTAGCTGTCATTGACTTAGTAAACTCTTCTAATTTAAAATGTTTAGATAGTTGCATAAATAATTTTTACCTTTAATCTTTTTTGTTCTGCAGTTCTTGGTCTACGAATAAGGCTTCCTGTTCTTTTTCTATTATAGCCATCTTTACCTTTGTAGTCTGACTTTCTGTAATTTTTACTTTTAACATCATAAGCAGTATACTCACCTGTAGTCATATTTAAAGTAACAATATCTACTGGACCAAGTCCTCCAAGTGGTGAAAATACTAAGATATTAGGGTCTTTTGCAAGGTTAATCTGAACTGTAAGTTCACTAATTAAACCAACTGTTGCTGTTTTGCGTCTAGCCATCCATGTTGAAGAAACCAACTAAAGCACCTACAACACCACCAATAATAATTAAAAGATTGATAGCACCTTTGCCTTTAGACATATCGCTTCTTAATTCTTTTATTTCTTTTTTCATTTCATCTATTGATTTAACTAATTGTCCCATTCTTTCAGAGCAAATTTTTTCGTGAGATGATAATCTAATACCATTGTGATCTTCTAAGTTAGAATTAATTTTTTTTCTAACCATCAAACAATAATTTTAATTAAGCTGTGTAAGAATTACCAGCTGTAATTGCTGCATTAACTGCTGTCATACTTTCAGTAGTCCAATAATCTTTAGCAACCATTAACTCTAGGTGTTCAACATTTCTGTCAACACAATCTTGTTTTTCTGTTGCTGATTCATCTGCCATTTTAGAACCATCAATAATGCCATTGATTAGTGTTACTGAATGACCCATAGCTGTATAATCTTGTGCTATATCTTCTGCTGTTTTTACTTCTTCACTCATATTTATCTCCTATTTAGTTGCACACGCAACTGGTTTTGTTTTATCAATTTTTTTAAATTCATCAAGTATTATTTTTGGTTCTACCATATTATTTCTAGGATCACTATCGTTATATTTAGCTTCATCCCACTCATTTCCCATGTGAAATTGTAGATTTTTATTGTGTGAATAACCAAATTGTGTCCATCTTGTTGAACCCCAAACGACTACTCCAGCTTTATTTGCTGATGGTGAGAAGTGGTTTAAGCAACTATCTATAGCTACAAATCCTTCCGCATCTTTCAACATTTCATGTAACTGAGTCCAGTGTAAATCACATCTGATTGTGCCATCATAATGAGGTTCATTAGGTAAAACACAGTTGATAATAGTCGTATCTTTATATTCTTCTCTTAACATATTAACTACTTGTTGAGCAAGGTAAGGTTGATAGTTTCTATTTGGATTAATGTTTGTATATTGATTATTGGCATTAAAACCAGCTTGAGGTTGACCACCAGAGAATTGAATCATTATGTATTTACCAATCTCATTCTTAGTTAGCCATTCTTTGACACTATCTTTATGATGCTCGGTATAAATCTTAGGAACCATAGAGGGTGTATATTCAACACCATGATGTTCACAGTAGCTTTCAATAATATGTTGTTTACCAAATTGAAAATTAGATTTGTAAGGCTCACAATAAAAAATATTATCAGATGCCATGATTCTTGGATCTGTTAAATGTAGTGTTTGTTCTAAAACTAATTTAACATCTGGGTTACTTGCAAAGCAACCAATGTAAGGTGTGTATATTTGTATTTCTGATTTCTCTTTTAACTTAGGAATTAATGCACTAAATGTAGTACACTTACCAACTCCGCCTTCTACGACATACGTATTTAACATTTTATCCTCTTTCTTTATTTGTTTTTTAGTAATTCTATTTCTGCTTTAAGTTCTTTGATTGCATTAACTAATACTGGAACTAAATGAGAGTTAGTCATTTTTAATATATCATCTTGTCTATTATTAATAATAACTGGATTATCTCCTTCAAGTTTTAAAATATCTTGTGCTTTAAAACCATATTTTAAATCTCCTTGTGGAATATTTCCATCTCTTGATTTTTTAAATTGAAATGAAATAGGCTCTAATTTATTTACAAAATCTAAACCATGAGGAACTTTTTTAAAGTTCATTTTATCTCTTTCATCAGAAGTTACTGTCCAATCAATTTTGATGTAAGCATCAGTTGATGAGTTATTTCCTATTACAATTGCTCCAGATTGAGTTGTAATTGTTGCTGGAGAACCTGTTCTACCAGCGATATGTCCTATAAGAGTATTACTACTTCCTGTTGTTAATGAACAACCAGCAGCAGCACCTATTGATGTATTATAACTTCCTGTCGTTCCACATTTACCAGCTTCATAACCAAATGCAGTATTTTCCTCACCAGTTGTTGTTTTACAACTAGCATTAAAACCTGTTGCTGTATTGTAACTACCTGTGTTAGCTAATAAAGCACTTTGACCAACAGCTACATTATAATTTCCTGTAGTGTTTGTTTCTAAAGCTGCTCTACCTAATGCAACATTACCTTGTCCAGTAGTTATATTAGTAGCTGAATAAGCACCATACGCTGTGTTGTTTCCACCTGTTGTATGATCTTTTAAACTTTCAGCACCCATAGCAGTACTGTCGGCTGCTGTTGTGTTAGCTACTAAAGCTGAATAACCAACTGCTGTGTTGTTTGATGCTGTATTAGCTTTTAAAGCCTCTCTACCAACAGCAACATTGTTACTGCCTGCTGTATTAGTACATAAAGCAGTTTGACCAATTGCTACGTTGTAATCACCTGTTATATTTTTTGCTGCTGAGGCAGAACCAAGTGCAGTATTACCAATAGCATCTGTAGTACAATATAAAGAATAATTTCCAATACCAACATTGTTACTTCCTGTTGTAATGTTTGCTCCTGCTTCAACACCCATTGCTACGTTATTTGAACCTGTTGTGAGATCATTTAATGCACAAACACCTACTGCTGTAATATTTGAAGCTGTTGTTAAAGATGTTAAAGAATTATCACCTATTGCTGTATTGAAACTACCTGATATGTTTGCATCTAATGTTCTACGACCTACTGCAACATTACTAGCACCTGTTGTGTTAGCTTTTAAAGATTCAAAACCAACTCCTACATTATTTGATCCTGATGTGTTAGCACATAAGGCTTTATCTCCAACTGCTACATTACTTGCTCCTGTTGTATTAATCCTCATAGAACAAGTTCCTATTGATACGTTACTTGCTCCTGTTGTATTACTACATAATGCTTTGTATCCTAAAGCATTATTAAATGATGCTGTAGTGTTTGCTTTTAAGGAATCTCCACCTACTGCAACATTTCTTGTTCCTGTTGTGTTTGTAACTAAAGAACTTTTACCTACTGCTGTGTTACAATCACCTGTTATGTTAGCAAGTAAAGCACAAGAACCTATTGCTGTGTTATCATGAGCTGTTGTATTAGCTGATAATGCTACATATCCTAAGGCAGTATTATCATCACCAGTTGTATTAGCTGCTAAAGCAACTGTACCTATAGCTGTATTGTCTGTACCTGTTGTATTAACAAACATAGCACAAGTTCCAACAGCCACATTGGAATTAGCTGTAGTGTTAGCAGTTAAAGCACTAGAACCTATTCCTACATTTGCTAGTCCAGATATGTTTGCATCTAATGCTCTACGACCAATACCTACATTATCATATCCTGTTGTATTAACTAATAAAGAACAAGTACCTATAGCAACATTGTTATCTCCTGTAGTAATTGCTGTTCCAGCTTTTGAGCCAATAGCAACATTACCAACCCCACCAGCTTCAACGCTATCTAAAGCAGTATCTCCTAAAGCTACGTTATCTGTTCCTGTTGGATAATTTCCGTCTAATTTTATTGTGCCACCATCTACACTAACATTACCTGCAACAGTTAAACCATCTGTTACTGCTGTTCCTGTAACATCTATACCAGTAGCTGTTGTTTCAAATTTCTTTGCGTTGTTATGATAAAGACTTACTGAACCATCAGCAGTAAAGACAGCCATATCTTCTGAGTTACCTTTTTGTAAATTAATAGTAGGTCCATTTGTTCTTAACTGGAAATTTCCACCACCTTCTTCAGTAATTATACTATTATTTCCATCATGGTACATTTGAAAATCTGAACCAGCACCAAAGATAGCTTTATCATTATCTGCAAAAATAATATCATTTCCATTAGATGCTAAATTTCCACCAAGTTGAGGTGTACTATCATCAACTACGTTTGCAATTCCTGGTGCAATAGATGTCCAAGAAGAACCATTGTAAAATTTTAAATTATTATCTGTTGTGTTAAATGCTAAATCTCCTTCATCTAAAGAAGATGATGGATCACTTGATGCTACTCTATATCTTTCTGCAAAACTATTTACACCAGCTACATTAGCTGCAACAGTTGCTACATTAGCTACGACAGTTGAAGTACCTAATAAATTCATTGCAGTAACATTAGCTGAAGTACCTAATACATTCATGTCATTAACTACATCTGCTGTACCTAGAACATTCATGTCGGTTACAACGTCAGCTGTACCAAGTGTGTTCATATCTGCCACAACATCATTTGTTGCTAGAATAGCCATGTCTGCTACTACATCAGTAGTTCCTAAAATTGCTAAATCAGCAACAACCGCTGTAGTTCCTAAAATTCCCATGTCAGTTACAACTGCTGAGGTACCAAGTAAATTCATAGCAGTTACTGTTGCACTTGATCCTAAAACATTCATATCATTTACAACGTCTGCAGTACCCAATACATTCATATCTGTAACTACATCAGCAGTTCCTAAAACATTCATGTCAGCTACAACATCAGTAGTTGCAAGGATTGCCATATCAGCCACAACGTCAGTTGTACCTAAGATTGCCATGTCAGCAATTACTGCACTAACACCTAAAAGATTAATTTGTGCTTGTTCAGCAGAAGTTGGTTTAATTGCTTCCCAAGCTGAACCTGTCCAGTTAAATATTTGTGATGAACTAGAATTAAAATATAATGCACCAGTTAATAAAGCATTACCATCATTGTCTGTTGATGGTGCTGAAGATTTTGCTCCAAGGTATCTATCGTCAAAACTATCAAATGCTGCTTCGGCATTAGTTTCGCTAGTTGCTGCGGCAGTTGCAGAGTTAGCAGATGCAGTAGCACTATTAGCAGAAGCTGTAGCAGAGTTTGCACTAGCTGTAGCTGAACTAGCACTAGCTGTAGCACTATTAGCACTAGCTGTTGCAGAAGAAGCTGCAGAAGTAGCACTTGATGCTGCACTTACTGCGTCTACAATTAAAACCCAATAAGCTGTATTAGTTAAAGCAGTACCAACTGGTGATGCTTGAATACAAATGTAAATATTATTTAGTTGAGCAGTAGTTGTTCCTTTAACAATG